CGGCTCGAGAATTTCAGCGGCGTTCGGCATATCGTGCATGCGCATCGACGGCAAACCGTGACCACCGCCGAGCTGCGTGCCGGAAATACCCAACGGGGCAGTACCGAGCTTGTAGTTCTGCGCGGCAACAACCAGACATGCTTGCTTCACGGCTTCAGGAACGGCAGCCCATCCCCAATGCGCGGTGATCTCGATCCGGGAGATATTCCACAGGTAGCGCCAGTACGGCAGAATCAACCGCCGGTACGGCCAGCCCGGAACACCGTTCACGACACCGTTGACAGGCTCCAGCTCGTAATAGGTGTTCGCAGTCCAGGGATCGCTCAGGCCGCCGGTGATCGTGCGATGACGGATAACGAGATCATCCGTGGTGTAGAAGTCGTCGACCAGCACCAACCGAATCGCTGTAGGCTTGTACACCCGCGTGATCGGAGCAGCCTGCACATCATTCGCGTCGTAATCGTTGTTGAACTGGCGCGAACAATAGTTCTCGATTTCCCGACTCGCGGAATTGATCGCGGTATTCAGAGCTGCATCGAAAGCGGTGTCACTCGGGTCGAGGTGCATGTACGCTTTGAGATCGTCGATCGTGCAGTAATTGTCACCGTAGATTTGTGATCACCGCCTTCGGGGATTAGTCAGCCTTACGGGGACGACCGCGACGCGCAGGTTCGGCAGCTTCGTCCTCAGCGGGCTTGGCGGCCTTCACGGCAACAGCGGGAGCGTCGGGCTCGAGAACGTCATCTTCGCGGAAAAGGTGCTCGCGACCGGCCAGCAGCGCATGACCTTCGCGGACACGAGTGCCGGTGCCGACGAATTTGTGATCGCCCTTCTCGTCGTGGTACCAGAAAGCGTGCTTGGCGATAAAAATGCGATCAGACATAAAACCGTCCTTTCAATGGAAAAAGGTCAATCCTCGCTAGGGACCCAACGCGGAGGATTCGTTACCGGGTCGTCGACCTTCGTTCCACTTAGTTGATTAGGCGGTGCCCTGAAGGGCCTTGAACGCACCCGGAACCAGAACGGCCGAGTTGTTCATCCAGATGGCGTAAATTCCTCGCTGACCGGTAGGCCGCTGGTTAGCACCAAAAACCTGGGGGATCAACTCAACGCTCATCCCGATTCGATCAACGATAAGGAACTGCTGGAAATTACCGAACAGCAGGAACAAATCGCCGGTAGCGTGAGTGGAATCCATCACCGAAGACTCCAGCGCCGAGTAACCCAGCAATTCAGCGGGCATTCCAGCGCCAATACGCTGCCACAACTGAGCGCCGCCATACTGATCGAACTGGCGGATTTTATTGTAAATTGCACGATGCGCGATGAACTTCGCATCCGGGGTGCGCCAGCGCGGGTCCAGGCTCTCCTCGAGGTGGTACACATCAGCGGCAGTAAATGCCTGACCCGACGTCGCAGCAACCAGCGAACCACCCGACAGAGTGCCGATAACACCACCGGCGTTCAACCCGGTCCCATCGCCGTTCATGAAGCTGTTCGCCTCTTCCCGACCCTTGGCATCAACCAGAGCGCGGGTGATCTCGTTACGCACCTGAGCCCAGCTCTCGGCCAGCTCGTACGAGAAAGGAATGAAGCCCTGAACCCTGTTGGTACGGACGGTCGGCTGAGTCAGCGTGAAGCTGTTATCCGACGCCTCCGCCGCTTCAGCAGCACGCGACACACTCACGCCCGCCGACACGACACCCATCCACTCCTTGCCGACGATCTGCTCGACGCGAGAGATGTCACGCAGCGGGTTGATCACGCCAGCCGAGGTCAGGATCACCGACGGGTCCAGCTGGAAAGGCACGGCATACCCACCGCTACCGTCAGTTCCCAAGCTCAGAGCGCGGTACTCCTCACCCGACAGCAGCTGAGGCGTACCCGCAGCAACCGCCTTCGACCAGGCCCGCTCATACAGCGGCGAACCGGTCTTCAGGAACCGATGCGCGAGGGTGCCGGTCTCATCGTCGATGGTGTCCAGCAGCATCTCGGCGTGGCCCTGAGCATCCTCACGAGAAGCCATCCGGGAGTACTGGCCGCGCTCGATCGCACGCTTGGCGTTGTCACGCACCAGGCCCAGGTAGTCCTCCTCGCCGTGGGCCGCAGCGCGAATCTCGCCCAGGTCGTAGATGTTCTCCGGCTTACGCGGAGCAGACGGCGCGCTCGAGAAAGTACGCTCGGTCCGGCCGGTGTCGGCAGCAGCGCCCTCCAGCTCGGCCATACGCGCCAGAATCTTCTCGATACGAGCCTCGATCTTCGGGCGCTCGTCGCGCAGCTCGGCAAACTCGGTTTCGATCTCGGCCGACAGCTCGGCGTCGCGGTATTCGGTGTTGATTTCGTCAGTACGGGCGTCGATTTCCGCCAGCCGCTGACGCAGTTCGGTGAGAGTCAAGATCCTCTTCCTAACAATTACGGGAGCCTCGTCGGCTCGAATTTCCTTTTCGGTGGGGGACTCCCGTGTCTGCAAGGTGCCCTCGAGGGCGGCGTCGCTTTCGGGAATTTCCGGCTGGTCGGTCAGGGTGTCGCGATGGACGGCGCTGACTTCCGCCGATTTCTCTTCTGAGTCATTAATTTCGATGCCGAATTTCTTGGCCGCAGCCTTGATCCTCGACTTGATTGCCGAAAGCTCGTCGGAGCTGTAGCTCTTCTGGTTCTTCGGCATATTGATGTAGGACCACGCCGCGCGAACGTGAGCCTTGGTATCGATCGGGTATTTGCCGTTCTTCGGGTCGGCGTAAGAAACGTCGCCGTACGGCTTGTCATCGGACCGCATATGATTGGTGCCGCAAGTGACACACATGCCGTCTTCGAAAAGGTGGTCCTCGTCGTCGGCCTCGGGATTAATTACGCCGTCAACGTGAGACTGTTCGTATTCGACCGGTCCGGTGTCGTCGCCATCGAGGTCGTATTTGTCGAGGTCGGTGATCGGCGCGTCGCGGGTTTCCTCTACGACCGGCGGATCGATCTCTTCGCGGATTTCCTCGATGGTTTCGGCCGCTTCGCGGTGCGCGTCGGTGAGGTCGGTCTGCGCCTGCTCGGTCTCGCGGACAGCGGTGTCGACTTCGGCCATCGTCCGGCGGTATTCAGCGGCAATAGCTTCGCGCTCAGCATCGGACAGCTCGTCAGCACTGCGCACACCCACAGAGGTGTCGGCATACGCCGGATTGAGGACCGGACCGGCTTCCCGGAGCCTGACTTCGCGGATGGTGCGCTGAAGTGGGCCACGGTCGCGCGGTTCGTACAGCAGTCGATAGAGTTCGTCTTCGCTGACCGGCTTTCCGGCATTGTCGGTCCACTCGTCGCGGACAACTTCGAAAGCGAAACTCATACCCGAGACAGCGCCAGCTTCAATCGCCTGACGGACCGGCTCGACCACCGCATTATCGAAAAGACGGCCGACTACATGCAGACCTCTTTCGTCCTCGGTGATCTGCGTATAGACACCGATAGGAACCGTGCCCACCCGCGCGTCATGACCGTGGTTGTACTGCATGACGGGCTTGCGTTCCGCCAACGTTTTCCGGAAAGCGCCTGGAGCGATCTGCTCGACGAAGCGGCCTTCCCAGGAATTGATTTCAGTCGGGGAATTCCAGACCGCAGCGTAACCCTCGAGAGTGCGGCCGTCGCTCTGGGTGTTGTCATCGGCCGTAATCGGTAGAAAGTCGACGCTGCGAGTGCAAATCATTTGATGTTTCTTCATAAAATGCCTTACTGCGCAGCCTTAGTCGCCGCCGTCATCAGATGGGGGAGGAGGTGGATGCGACTGAGAGGAATAACCGCCCGGCTGTTGCGTCTGGCCGGGATCGGTTTTCGGTGCGGGCGCTTTTGCGAGGGGATCGTCAGCTTGCGGAAGCCCACCGAGAGTGTGAGAAATAGTCGGAGGCAGAAGCTGCACGCTGTAGAGCCCGGTGTGTTCGAGCAAGCGCCAATCCTGCTGAATAACGGCAGCCACGGAAGATTCCGGAGTGAAACCGTCCTGAACCAGCCGGGCGATCGTGGTGGCTTCGGTGTGCTGCAATTCCGCTAGCTTCTGCCGGTCGTCGCGCAGGAACTGAATATCGCGGTCGTCGTACCAGAGCCGCATCCGAGGCGGAACATCGACCAGCACCGAATACGCGGCACACAAACTCCGCCACAACGGACGCATCGTCGCATTCGCGAGCATTTCCTTCGCGGCGTCGAAATTTCCTTGATTCAGCGCCGAGCCGCGCATACCTTCGGTGAGACCGACAACAGTCGGAGGGACACGAGCAGCTGCGCAGATCCGAAGCTCGGTAATAGAAGTCAGCTTCGAGAAGTCGATTTCATGGATCTTCGCGCCGATAGGTTCGACTTGCGCGCCACCACCGAGGTACAGCGTTTCACCAGCATGACCCAGACCGTGCTTCGTCCCGTTCATCACTTCCATGAACTCAATGAATTGCTCGCGAGTCACAGACGGGTCGAAACTGACCGCTAGATTCGGGGTTGCGGAATTGTTGAAGTAGTTGACTTTGTACGTCGAAACCGCTTCATCGGCGATGAGTTCTTTGATCACCGGAGTCAGCCACGACATGCCGCGATACTGAGCAGAAGGGTCCGGAGTCGGCGACCAATGCGCGACAATGCCGTTACTGCCGTCGATCGGGAAAAGCTCCCACTTCGAGCTGTCTTCGGTATTGCCGGGCTTGTAGATATAGCCCTGG